TGTTAAAAGGGTATTGCCATATACAGGTGATAGTAAACGTGGATACTTTGTTACCACTAGCGTTACTTGTTATGGTGTAACACGTAGTATGTCATCCCCAGTATACGGTAAGACATTTGCTACCGTAGCTCTCGCTCCGCAAGCTAACCAAATTCATAACGCACAAATGCGTTGCCTGTGCAAGAACGTGGCTATGTTCGGGTGCGGTATAGAACTGTGGACTAGAGAAGAAGCTAGTCAGCTAGAGGCTGAAGATTCTACGCCAGTAGAAACAGGCATACCCTCCGATGAGGTTATTACCGTAGCTACAGAAGTGTTTGGTGGTAAAGAAATCAAAACAGAAAGTTGCCCTAAGTGTGATTCTAAGCTCACTCAGAAGTCTAGTAAGTTTGGCACGTTTCTTGCTTGTACTGGCTACCCAACCTGCAAGTTTACCAAGCCAATTTCATAGGACATTAGAGGTACCGCAAATGTCCTTAGCATTATTATTATAATAATAATATAATAATAATAATAATAATAATAATAATTATAATCTGTGTGGGGGCACTATGCCCCTACATTACTGGAGGGATGTATGCAAGAAAGTGAGCTTAACGATAGAGAGCTTGAGCGCACAATACTGTCTGTAATGCTAGGCGGTAAAACTGAAACCGCTTACTTTACTGACAGGGTGCATAAAGACGATATGTATTTTAAGCACCATCAGACTATATTTGCAGGTCTGGTGGACTTGTTTAAGTTTAGCCACGAAGTAGACTACATGACCTTGCGGTCTAAATTTGTAGGGGACGCACGTATACTCCAGTTGATTGAAGAGATACATGGGCTAGTCTCAGCCGATGCGGTAAACAAAGAACAGGCCTGTAGGCTACTGAAAGAATTAAGTGCGAAACGGTCTATTTTACAATTGTGCCACACCGCTATTGCAGGGTTAGACCGTAACTCTGACTCAGAAGAAGTCATACAAATGTTACAACATGAGTCTACTGGTATTCTACAGTCCAGTAGCTTATCGCTTAATCAGTCTGGTGTTGTTGAATCAGAAACGTGGCTTAAAGAGATACAAGACGAGATTGATTCTGGAGAACGTGCAGAAGATGAATTTGACGCACCGCCTACTGGTATGCCACAGCTAGACGAAAAGATGAAAGGTCTACAGGATATCAATGTTATCTCTGCACCTACAGGGCATGGCAAGTCTATGCTTGCATTAAACTGGGCGGTAAATATCTCAAGCAATCCTCACTTCCTAGGTAAAATACTTTACCTCAATTATGAGATGAACCAGAAGCAACTAGCACGAAGAGTATTAGCTATTGCATCAGGCGTTACATACGATGAGATTTATAACCGTAGATTTCTAACTAAAGAAAATGCAGAACGCTATTGCTCCGCTAGAGATAAGTTCTTAGAGCGTAAGAATATTATCCTTACCAACAACGAACCTAAAACACTATCGGTAACTATGGCACTCATACAGGAACACGTTACGTGTAACAATGTGCAGATCGTAGTGATCGACCATCTAGGGGAGATTGCTAGTGAACGTGAAGAACACAATATGGATCACTGGATGAAACTTTCTAAGTACGTTAAAGAATTGAAGAACGTCACTACTAGGCTAGGCGTACACCTGATTGTCGTTGCCCAACAAAACCGTGAAGGGTATAACAATGGCATGGGACAGGCTGGTGGTCTAGGTAGGGTAGCCGGAACCTTGGAATTAAGTAGAGTGTGTGACTGCTTTATCAACCTGTATACCAACCGTAATGAAGAAAGGGTTATGTCACTAGAGAAAAATCGAAATGGGGAATCGTGTAAATTTTTAATCAATTTTGATGGGGCTACACAGACCATCTCAATTCGGGAGGAATTGTAATGGACTATGTTCTAGGGACACATTGCCAGTACAAAGATCACGATAAAGATAACGAGGGCTTAGCCTACCTGCATGGTGGTGAGGGCACTGAAATAGAATTGCTAGTGTTTACGTGTAAGACTGAAGCCTATGATTTCCTTAAAGAAAACAGGTTAGATCCTGACCATGTATTAGTGATACCATTACAGGAGGCCATATTTGATGAGTAACTACAGCCAAGAGTGGGCACAAAAAATACTAGTTGCTGACGAAGTGACAAGATTAAAAAATCATATTGCAGAAATATATGAATTGATTGCAGGAGATGATGCTGTAAACAGATTTGAGCCGTGTGAAATGATTGATTATATTAAGGCTTTGAATGAACAGATTTCAGAGTGGCAAGAGTTAGATGTGATAGTTAAGACTATTGAAGATGTACATGGGTTCTTAAAAGTAAAGGAGGGGGATAATGAGTAAATTTAGCCGTAGCAAAGGACAAAGAGGAGAGCGTACTGTAGCCAAGTTGTTGCAAGAACGGTTAGGTTGTGAGGTTACTAGAGAACTTAGTGCCTCTAGGGATGGTGGTTGTGATATCAAAGTGCAAATAGAAGATATAACCTACCTGATTGAAGTAAAGTTTCACACTAAAATAAGCCAGAGCATAGTAGCAGGGTGGTGGGATCAGGCTATTGAACAAGCTAAACTACAGGAAGAACTATATCTTAATCCTATCCCGATACTAATATACAAACAAACACATTGGAAGAAATGGGAATGCAGATTACCGTGGCATCACTTATTGTGGCAGTTTGCTAAAACTGCATTACAGAAACCTAACTTTAGTGTTGAGGCACACTATATGACTGTACCGATTGACATCCTCACAGACATTATGAAGGTGGGTAAGACAATGACAATCTCTAAGGGGAAGATAATGACTACGGATAATAACGATGTAGATCGTGCTAGTTTGGGGATCAGGAGATGAATAAAATTACAGACAACACTTGCTATCTAAATTGGTACGAAGTTTCTGTAGCTATACATATTGCAGGGCTACGGAACGTAGAATCGCTACGTAAGGGACTTAAAGATAATCATGGTTATACTGGGCGTGACCTGCAGGATAATCTGTATGGAGTTCTTGGCGAAATGGCATTCGCTAAAATATGCAATCGGTACTTCCCTATGACGGTGAACACATTTAAAGGGGCTGATATAGGGGATAAATGGCAGATCAGAACGGTAGGTAGTAATAAGAATCGTAATCTAATCATACGATTTGCTGACCCTGACAGCCATTACTATGCGCTTATTGATGTTAGCAAGCATGGAGATATATATAAAGCGGTCTTTAAGGGGTGGATACGTGGCAAGGAAGCTAAGCTTGCTAAGTATCTTACAGACTTTGGGTACGAGAAAAGGCCCAAGGTCTTCAAGGTTCCAGATTCGGCATTGAAACCTACAAGCTGGTTCCCGTTTTAACGCCCTCAGATGCCCTTAATTTCGATTAAAGTTGAGGCTGAATACCAATGCTTGGGTTGATTATTTTCTGGCCCTATTTCGGGATTTGGTTGAAAGCCTCAGATTTTTTCTGCTATTGTTCATTGGGTTCCCGTCCTTATGGTCTACATCCTTAGTAGACTTCCTGCCATTCAGTACCTTCTTCCTTGCAGAGTTCCGTGACGCTCTACGCTTAATCTGTTTAGGCTTACTGTGGTAATCTGCGTACTCTTTACTGTAGTTTCTGGGCATATGCTTGGGTGACTCCTTTTAAAGGGGTACAGTTTAACGTCATACCTATAGGGATTCCGATTTCTGATGCTCTTTCCCCACTATTAAGACAATCCTGTTTGCTATAGTGTATCTCTAAAATTTTAACTGAGTCAACTTGCCCATTGATTAGGATCGTGATTAACAAAAGCCACATTAGTTTTCACCATTCTTATTTTTCCGCTTAGTAAGAAGGTTCTGTAGGATTAAATGCTGTATATCTATGATCTTATCTAGGTCTGATTTCTTCAATCTGTCTTGATAAAGATTGTCTACCCTAGATTCTATCGTATCTATTCTACCCCATAGTCTACGCACAATCCACATACATAGCCCAGCTAATCCTGCCAGTATTGTAATGAGTAATTCATACATCTTATCTGCAGCCACCACCGCACTCTATCCTTTCGATTTTTTTTTATCCCAATTCCCAGACTCAATTACTCTAATGTCTCGAATCTTATCTTCTTTAGATCGCTCGAGATCATTAATTCTCAGGTGGAGGCTGGCTATATCAGATTTATACTCGTTCCTTGGTACTGTAGTGTGCTGTATCTCGTCTACCCTACGATCAGTCTCATGTATTAAACTAGAGTTTCTGCCTACAGACGAAGCATCTGCCTTATCTTTCTCTAAGCCGTCTATCTTGGCGGTCAGTCTGTTTAACATCCACCACCCTAGACCCACAAAGATGCCCCATATGTTCTCTAGTATTTTTTCCATTCATCTTATAGCTAGGCAGAGTGTGGCAAATATAATTAATGCAATAGAGTATGCTCTAATCATGGCTTGAGGGGCCACATCCCGTCATCTTCAGGATTGTCTGGACGGAATTTATTTTTGTATGAAGCCTGTAAATCCACCGCATTAGATGGATTGCCAAGAGCGTTAGTAACCGTAATGTCCCTTAACTTCTGCCTATACTCTTGCCAAGCAGTCTTGCTTGCGTTGTTGGGTCTATCGCTAGCCTGTGTGCTGTCTGAGTTATTTAAAAGTCGGTCACGCAAACTTCTCACCACCACCAATGCTCTCTCAGTAGCGGTAGAGTCATACATAGCTTTTTCAGCAGTATAATCTGTCAGGCGTTGCCCCGACAAAGTGACAACTTGACCCCCTTCTAAATTAGCCTTTGTTGAATTTACCATTAAAACCACCTACCAGTTAAGAATTAACAATTCCATACATACGAATCACACCAGAAGTCATATTTTGGCCATCAAACAGAAATTGAATAGCGTCCACATCTATCAACCCATATACAGAATTAAACTGAGATGAGGTTCTTTGAGATGCAGAACCACCTCTAAATGTTCCTATACCGTGTGCTTGCATATAATAATTAGAACCATCATTGATATGCTGTAAATAAAATATTCCTGAATAGCCCATATTGCCGAGAGTATCCACTCCGGTGCTATCCCCACTAATCAATATCCCTGTTGATATCGATTGGTTTTCTAAATTTCCAGCCGAATCGTAGCCGTGTGCCCTTCCCCCGTATGAAGTGGCCTTATATGAAGAACCGTTATCATCTGAAATTCTTGCAATCAATTTAGCATCTGCTGCAGGGATACAGGCTTCAAGTACAAACTTATAGTTGTCGTATGTACCATCCATCAAAGATTCAAAGTCAAGCGAGGCTGACCCCGAAGCAGTAGCAGAGCCTAAAAATACGATGCCCCCACCACCAGCAGGAGCAGTACTTGCCCACGCACTTCCGTTGCTTGTTAAAACATTGCCAGAAGTGCCCACAGCCGTTAGCCCTGTCCCACCCTTGGCTACGGCAACTGCACCACTGAGCTTGCTTACATCAAGGGATGTCGTATCCCGCATATTGTCTGTTACTTTGGTTATTGCCATGTTTTAACCCTTCGGATATTTATTTTTTATCGGTTGCACCATTTCAGATTTCCATTTATCGATGCCATCGTGATAAATCTTATCTAACTGCTCTGCAAAGCTGGGGTAGGATTCAGCCCTGTCACGCTGGTATTGCTTGCTGTCCCACTCTGCTTTGAGTTCTGCTTGCTTTGCTACGATTTCAGCTTTCGGTATCACTGGAGTTTTGAGGCCATTCACATCTGTACCCCAAGTGATGCAATCCAAATTTTCATTCTTGCAACCGACTAAAGCTTTCGGGTTGATCGCTAAAATCGCCGAACAAATATCATAACTCATTGTGTTCCCTTCAAAATTCCTACGCTTCATATTCAGTGACAATCATTCCACTCTTCATCGATCCATTATATTTGTCAGTCCCCCCACCCATCTGATTAACATAAGTCGTACCACCCCCTTCACTACTTCCAGAAAAATACAAATTGTATGTTCGGGCAGAAGTCGATGCGCTAGCCACAATGTAGTCTACGATCACTGGTGCATGAGGATCAGTCGTGGTAGAGCAATATGATCCGCCAGTAGATGATGAGTTACCACCAGACTGAGTAATGAAAGCCATTGCACTGTCCACAACAGATCGACTCAAGTGCATAAAACCTCTAATGTGTATAGTTGACGTAGCAGATTCGGGCGTAATTGTAACAGAAGTATACAGTTCTCCCTCTTCATGTCGCACGTTGGTGTCGTCAAAAGGAATTGTCTTGGTAGTCGAGTCAGTAGTTGCTAAGAAACTGCTGAGCATTTGAAGCACCTTCCCCCCTCCAGCAGGAGCAGTAGATTGCCACACAGTACCATTAGACGTTAATACGTTACCGCTTGTACTTGGAGCGATTGATGAGATTGCAGATGTACCCTCACCAACCAGAACAGAATTAGCTGTATGAGTACTTGCTCCAGTACCTCCGTTCGCAACACTAATGTCTTCTGCTATTTTTGCATTCGTAACAGTCGAATCGCTAGGAGTACCAATGCTTTCAAGACCACCGGCAACCGCTTCTACTTTAACACCTGTCGCTGGTGCGGTTGAAAACGTCAGAGTTGTCCCTGATACAGAATATGTGTCGTGATGCTGAGTCACTCCGTCAAACGTGACAGTTACGTTATTTTCAGAACCGGGGTCTTGCCCCAGTGTCAACGTGGTGTCGGAATTATCCCCGGTCATCGTATCTACTGTACGAGTTGCCAACGCACTTGCACCAACTTCCACCCACCCCGATCCATTATAAACCTCTGCTGTTGTATCAGTCGTATTCCATCGCAGATAACCAGCAGAAGGTGAACCGTCACGTTGTGCAGTCGTTCCTGCCGGAAGTGAGGCTGAGCCTGTCGTTGAAGTTTTAGTTACTACCGTACTAGGGGAAACCGATACATCTTCCCACGCACTCCCGTTATATATTCTAGTAATAGACGAAGTAGTGTTGTAATACCAATCACCTGCATTGAGTGCATCACCATCGTTGTCCGTAGCAGGATCAGATGCTTTAGCTCCCAAATATACGTCATCAATTCCATCGGCTGAAGCTGCTGCTGCTGCTGCACTTGCCGATGCTGCTGAAGCTGAGGTTGAGGCTGCGGATGCTTGTGTCGTAGCAGTTGTAGCAGAAGTAGCTGCTGAAGTAGCTGAAGTCGAAGCTGCTGTTGCTGAAGTAGAAGCCGCTGAAGCCTGAGTAGTTGCTGTACTGGCTGAACTGGCAGCATTTGTCGCATTGGTTCCGCTACTTGTTACGTCTGCTGCTGTGCTGACCGCATCTGCTGCTGATGATGTGGCACTACTCGCACTCGCTGTAGCACTAGAAGCCGAAGCGGTAGCTGAGGTAGCAGCATTGGTAGCTTGGGTGCTTGCTGTTGAGGCTGAGGTACTAGCATTAGAAGCTTGTGTACTTGCTGTGGAAGCGGAAGAAGCTGCATTGGTAGCCTGTGTGCTTGCAGTACTCGCACTACTAGCTGCGCTAGTTGCGCTGGCAGCAGCAGCCGTTGCACTTGATGCAGCAGCAGTAGCACTACTGGCAGCAGCAGTTGCCGAAGTGGTGGCACTAGCTGCATCTACTATTAAAGCCCACTTAGCTACATCTGTATTACTAGAGATAGGTTGTGATCCGCTAGAAGTATGAGCTACAGTACAGATATAGATATTATTATTAGACGTATCTTTAATCAGATCACGTAATGCGTATGCGGTAGAGGCAGCCCAATTGCCGGTATATGTACCGATTTCTTGGGTAGCCTGTAGATCACCAGATGCATCAAAGGCTAGTAACTTACTTGCTCGTGCCGTAGCATCAAGCGTAATAGTGACCGTTCCTGCATCAGACACAGACTCAGCAAACCTAAAAATATCACCAGTTAAGCTATTGTCTAATTCCTGCACTATAAAGGTGAGCTTGTCTAGCGCAGCCTCATGCGTTTCAGCAGGGAATGTATCGTTCTCTACATAGTCTACAACCTGAGTACGTGCTATAGATCGAACAAATACTACCTTAGCCCCAGTACCCGGTGTGTTGCCAGTTGTGAATGTAACATTTCCACCTGATGCAGAATCTACTCCACTCAAAGTATAGTGGGTAGTGAGACTCTTTAATACATTGTCTACATAAACCTTGATCTCTGCCTCAGCAAATATCTTAAAGGTGTATGCGAATACAGTAGTTACGTTGTTTCCTGTGTATGCTACTTTAGTTGTAGTGGATGAAACCGTCATTGTGTATTACCCCCAAATTGCTTTCGGAGTTCCTGCGCTCTTTCATGTAGGTTGTAATCAAAAATCATTGACTCTTTAGCTGCCCTTCTGTGCATAGTATATACGTCAGTCATTAGTTTTACCATATTCTTTTTTGCCTTCGCTTTAGCATGGGGGTTGTTATCATTAGCCCATATCTTGTAATCCTTTTGGTATAAAGTAGAGTTAAAAGTACGGGTAAAGGCTTCTTTTATATTATGACCAAAGAAGTCTTTGTTTTTTCCGATCCTGCGTACATACTCATCATACTCATGTGGAGTCAACCTAACCCCTACTTTACCCACAGGTACGATATGTCTAGGCCGTGATATCTCCATTTCTAAATCACGCATCATATGTACTATAGCTGGCGTTTCATCCGCTTTACGGATTGTAACAAATGACCACATTGGGTTGTGTAGCATACCCGGCAAACCTGAGTCTGTGCCAGCATCATGCTTAATCTGATCCCCAAATATATTACGTGCTGTAGGAATCAAATCAGAGTGTGCGGATGAAGTAGCTAACATCTGCGCTGTATACCCACTCCAATCTTCAGGCCGGTAGTCCTCTGATTTCTCTGGGTGCAGATCATATGTTTTAAGTTCTGCCTTACCGGGGGATTTTATTTTTTCATAGGATCGAACAAATGCCGGTTGTAGAGTACCAGTAATAGATTTCAATGCTCTAGTCCAATCTCCCGGCTCTGATGATGAATCTGCTACAGCACCCAATACTTTGTGCAAACTCGGTGCCCAAGTAGGATCAACTAGATTTTTTTGTATGCTCGTTAGTCCTTTCTCGATAAGCTCTACCCCATTCAGATCGTCTTTAGCGTCAATCATTTGCGATATATCAGCACCCATCATTAATAGATTAGAGTAGGGGCTGAATCTGGAAATGTCAATCCAGTACGCTGAGTTATGTTTGGCGTAAGCCGGTTTCACCTTAATAGATCGTGGGGGTTCTGCCCCAGTTTGCTGTGCGTTAATTGATTTCCAGTATTCTCTAGGCCCAGTACCCGTCATTTGACCATTTTGGTACATCTGGGCACCATACCACATCAGCATACTACCGTAGGCCATACGTCCAATTTCTAACATTCTTGATTGACCACCACGTTTAAACTCTTGGTTCTGCATTAACAGCCCTAAAGGTGAATGTTGTACGGTATATTTTGGTATGTTGGATAATACCTTCACAAATGGCATACCCAGTTTCAACAATGGGTAGTTAATGCCAGCTTGTGTGAGATAATTAGCAATTTTACCTGTCTTTTTCTGAAAGGTGACTAAATCCGCAAACTCTTGTATTTGGCTCTCAAATGAGTAGTCAGCATCCCCTATACGCTCTTTATAGTATTGTGGGTTGTCTATAATCTCTTTGTACTGCCCTGCAACTTTATCACTAAAGGTACCAGTAAACTTTTTAAATGCTGAAGTTGCAGCATTAGTATTGGCATAAGCATATCTCCAAGCAAGACTATGCTTTTTCATTTCACCAGCTACAGTCTTAACAAATTCATCTTCCATCAGCAGGAAGCGTCCCGGTGCCCTTGTGAGAGAACCCATATAGTCTAAGGCCAAACCAATAGAGGTATTTTCCATATCAAAGCTTCTAGCAGCAATATGTTGCATACCGTAGTTATCAATCTTGCTTGCTCCTCCCCATGCAGAATCACCACTAACCCCGGCCTTTAAGGAGAGTTGAAATGCTTTGGTCAGTCCTGCCAGCATACCGTACATAGAACCAAACGCTTCTCTGTAAGTAACAGTATCAGTACCCAACACTTTATTAGCAAATGGGATTTTAGATATAGTAGCGGCTGTTACTTGTGATATAGGGTGGCTTAATAAATTGGCGTTGCCAATTACTAAGTTCATTATGTGAGTACCGGGATTACTCAGTAAACCTTGATTAATCCATGCCTCAATAAACATTTGCATACCACCAGACTTAAAGCCCTCCCCAATGACTTTCTGCATAGCCTGTTTGCCTTTTTGCATATGAGCTTCGTAGAGCATATCAATGACTCTAGGAACTTCCATGCCACCTACCCTGCTTGTCTTAAAGAACTTTAAAACTTGTTCTGCATCAGGGGAGTTGAGAACAGATTTCTTAAAATTCTCACCCAAATCTTTAACAACGCCCTGTACCGCACGTAAGCTCTTACCGGAAGAAGAACCAGCTTCTTTAATCATTTGCTGTAATTCTAGCGAATCTGCCAAAGCTCGGACTACTGATGCCTCTGCACTCATAATCTCTTCTTTGGTTGCATCTACAGCACCCATTAGTAGCTTACTATTCTCTAAGGCTGTGGTGAGGTCGTTGTCAATCGCACCAGCCATATGACCTAAGCCATAGATCATCTCACTACTGACATAACCCTCTTTATGTACTTGGCGTAAAGTATCTACGTCAAAGCCAGCGTTCATCGCAAATTGCAGACCTTTTTTAGACCACTGTGCCGTTGTTTCTTTAGTTTTGCTCTCCTCAGCAATAGCCTTGCCGATATTCTGAGCATACTCCATACGCTCATTTGATGTGCGTAAGCTCCTAAAATTCTCCTGTATTTCAGTTTGATCCGCAAGTGATTGAGCAACCGTCTTACCCTTCTTCACAGTAAACTCTACCACCCCCTTGAGTGGGCCAACAAACTCATTACCTGCTTTTTTAGCCTCTTTAATTAAAGATTCATCGTCTATAACTTTGACGGTATTACCTTCTGTGACAAAAACCTTTTTGCTTGGAACCTTTTGCGTTCCATCTTTAGTCAAAACTTTGACAGCAGCAGTTTGTTTATGTAAATCTAGTGCGTCAATAAACCATTCATGTACGGGTTTAACCGCCTTACCGACTAGCCCACCGGCCCCTTTTAAAACGGGGACTAGCACCTTATCTCCAACTACAGCTAGACCACCTTCTTGTATGGCATTACGCAACCTGTTTTTAGCTTCAGAATCATTTGGGTCAGTGGCAAGAAATCTTGATACAGCACCGGCTAAGTGGTTATCTACAGTAGCTAAATCATTACCTAAATTCTGATGATCTGGAGCAAATGCAGTACCCCCTGCCAAGCCAGAAGCAATGACGTTAGCAGGAACCCCTTTTCCTAGTTTACTCAACCCTTGAGCTTTGCTAAGTAATTTGACTGCACGTAATGCAGGAATCCACCCAATCATAAATTGGCCTATAGCACGACCAGCTTCGCCAGCACCTTCGTCCAGCCCTGCACGTTCTGTAATTGTATCCATATACTTTGAGATATAACGCCCAGTGTATTCATCTGAATCCTCCATAATTTCATCAGGCGTAAGGGCATTCATCAAAGAGGTAGCACTAGCTGCCAACTCATCCACACCGTAGCCTACACCAGTAGCTAATCCTAAGCTGAAATCTGACACACCATCTATAAACTGCCCAATAATTCCCTGCTCTTCAGCCTCATCAGGAGTAGGCATCTTATGGAGTTGCTTGCTGGCTGTACGCATATTAGGGTGATCTCCGCTACCCTGCGCTAAATATGTAGACTCAGCGATTGCTTTATCTGTAGAATCCATCTTAAAATCAAGATTCTCAGTAGGACGCTCTGGCTCCCAATCACGTATAGGAGTTGCTTCCAACAACTTTGAGTTTTGCTCATATTTTTTGAGCAAGTCTTTACGTTGCTGTAGCTCGTCTTCTATGTTCCATTCTTCGTCTAATGGCATATTTTATTTACCTTCATAGTTTCCATGTAAGTTGAAAAAGCGGTATAACCCGTCCTTCGTATTAGCCATTTTAAACAGCGCATCAACTCTTGGTTGTATGGCTGGTCTTTCTTTTACGTTAAAAATAAAGCTATCGACTGCTGCTTTTAATTTTTTCATTTCTGATTTATATGCTGGTGACTTCTTAAAAGTTTCGGGAACAGTTTTCTTATCCCTACGCATCCTATCTAAGTTATTTTTAATCGCCAAAGCGGTTCTCAAGGCATTATCGGCATCTGGCATCCCCTTCTTAGTACCAAGACTATAAGCTCTTTCAGTTAAAAATAGTTGTAATTCTTCTGGAGTATCCTCAAAAGAGATACCAAAACCTTTATGATTGAAGTGGGTTTTTGCTAATTTGTTGCTGTCCTGTAAATCTTTTCTAAATATTGCTTCCAACTCAGTGTTATCTAAATTTATAAAGTCTCCAGTTTTAGGTTCTATAAAAGGAATGCCATGTATTGCCCCTGCTCTTAACTCCGCTTGAGTTACATCATGCCCAAATCCTATAGTTAATCCTGACTTAACCGTACTCGCTTCATAGATACTGTTAGTCATTGGAGCATCTGAAATATTTTTAACTGGCCTCTGTGCTCGTGAAAGGTTCAGTTGAGGCTTGCGCTTGTCCTCTGGCAGAAGATTACCTTGGGAGTCCTTTATCTTACCCGGCCCAGCTAAAGTACTAGATATATAAGGTTTGCCTTGCATAACCTCACGATCTGCCGTTCCTAATTCTTTGTCCATTAAAGCTTTTTCAAAGCGAGTGGTTCTTGGTACGCTGACTGCTGTTTTACCGGAATCAAAGGGGGTTGTTCCAGATTGATTAGCAGTGTCAAACTCAGGCATTAACGCATCATCAAAGGACTGCTTTGGTTTAGACAACAAAATTGGATCACCAATCTGTAACTTATTCTCATTCCCTAATGTGTTAGAATTTAAATTTTGTAGTTCTTCTAAAGAAATACCTGCTCGTTCTGCAACACGACTTAGATTATCTCCGTCTACTAAATTGTATATAGTAAAATCAGGAAAAGCCTCTGGTTTGCTGAGTATTCTGTCCCTCACATCTAGAGGCATAACATCTGTAAACTCGCCATTAGCATCCAAGTATCGTTGACCGGAGTTCCAGTTATCGGGGCCGTTATCTCTGGAAGTAGAAGTAACAGCTCCACCAGTTGTGGCACTACCACCAAAGAAATCATTGATTGACCCTGCTAGGTTCTGGATAATAGGATTCTCTTGGAAACCTGTAACTAAATCCTCTACTGCTGTAGATGTCTCTTGAGGTGGTTTTACTATTCGATCAATCTCTTCTTGGGGTATTGGTTCCCAGTTTCCCTTGTCTGTGACTGTTGGTGGTACAGTAGAGTCTGGTGCTTGTGGTGTAGGATCAAAACTAGACCGTTCTTCTTGTTTCGGCTGTGCTGATTGCATCCCCCTTGCCATGCCTTTTAAAGACTGTTGTTTCAATTCAAAAACCAGTTGGTCTAGCTTTATCTCTGTTTCGGATGACTCCCCAGAAGTAATCCAACTCCACAACCTGCCTAAAGGGGAGGATGTCTCTCGGTCAACGATTGTTTGTGCCATCTCATTTACAATTGGATCATTCCCGGCTAACTCTGCTTGCGTTAATGGGCGATCAAGTAGTGCTTCCATCTCTCCTTGTAGCTGTTTATTTTTCTCTGCAAGAATATAATCCGTAGGGGTATTGCCCATAATCACACTAGCAACATCTTTCATTGATTTGATTGGGCCTATTTTAATTTTATGTGGCCCCTCAAGCCATGATGGAGTAAGGGCAGCAATCGCCTTATCCACACTTTTCACCAGAGGATTAAGTGCCTCATAGTCTGCACGTTTTAGCTCTGAGTCCACTCGGCCTTTCATTACAGACCAGTTTTTGCCAGCCAAATCTTCCATTGATGTCGCTTGCTTGGCTTGGCCTCGAGCATAGGCTTGAGAAAAGGCAGAACCCATAGCCCTACGCTTACCAGTTTCGAGTTTTTCACGTTCTTGTAGCTTCTCATTATCTAGTCTAGCTAACTCTTCATTCACTGATTCAGAAAAATTCTTCTCTAGCAGTTTACCAACGTAGTTTTCTAGCATTGTTCGTTGCACATCTGCTGGTTGGCTAATGCTTTCCTTGCTAAAGACACCTTGCTTACTGTCAAACTGTGCTTTTATATCAGACAATGTAACATTCCAAGCCTTAGCGTGGGCTGGAGAAAATCCCATTGTTCTGCTCCAATTTAGGTGCATAGGGTCTTGCATTTGAGTTAACATGGAACTGTCTACGCCAAGCTGTTGCATTGTTTTATGTTGCAACCACTTTGGCACTTGAGCTTGATCTTCTTTAATCATAGACATAAGCGCAACCTGCATAACTTCTTCACCTTGGTCAGCTAACCCTTTTCTGGTTGAGTCGTTAATGCCTCTCCAATATGTCAGAACCTCTCTGATGGTGCTTTCGTTCATTCCTTCGTACTTGCCACCCATAGTCTCTAAATGACTACGCAATTCCTTTAAGTCAAAATAGCTAGTGCCATCAGCTTTGATATCTTCTAAAATAAACTTCCTACCCTCACCAGTTGTAAAATGCTCTGTAAACGGCTTGTACGAGGTTCCATACTCTGCGTCTCTTATTTTTTTCTCAATCTTCGCACCGAAACCCTTCTCCGCATAGTCAAAGGTCTGGGCTTCTTTGATCAAATTTTCTTTCAGTTCAGAAGCAATCGTCTTATCTTCAATCGCTTTATTTACCCTGTCCAGCAAATCTAGTCTGCCAGCCTTAGTGACTTTTAAGGCATATGTTTCTTCGGCCTTGTCTTGCCTATTACGTTCTCCGATCTCTTTAAAATAAGAATCCTCAAAAGACTCTTGCAGGAGCTTTAATCTGCGTTCCCCTAGCTCCATACCCATAACACCTTCCATCTGGGTCTTAAATTCTTTATCGGTAGGGTAGTGTCCAGCATCCATTGCATTCTTGGCAAAATCTTGAGCAAACAAAGTAGAGCGTTCTGTTACAATCTTGTCTTTTAAATTTTCAAAACTCAATTGAGCTGCTTCTGACTCTATTGCACCCATACCCACTAGACTTGCAGTACTATCTTGTATAGTTTTGAAACCGCTAACCACATCTGCATTTTTATCCTCAGAAAGAGCCTTGGTAACACGAGCAATAGTATTTGTGTGTAAACCAGTAGTTTGCTTGAATAGTGTCTGTGAATGGGTGGTAGAGAAAGCACTAAATTGCTTTTGAGAGCCAGAACGTAATGAGCTAAGGTATTTCTCTGATTCCAGATCACTACCCATACCCTTACGCCAAGCACCGGTAAGTTTCTGCAGACTAGTATCATAATCTGCTATAACCGCTTCCTGTGCTTCTAGGGTCAGAGCTTGAACAAACTGAGCCTTATAGTCCATATCGGACTTCTGCCATTCCTCCATCAAGTTAAGACGCTGGTAATCTTTCTTGGTATTGTCTATATACATCTTGGCTTTAACGCCAGCATCTACCATATTGATTAGTTCATCACTAACCGCATAAGAGGCTTTAACGTTAGCCTGACCAATACCGTAATCAGCAAATTGAATCTTTTGTGCAGCTACATTAGAACTTAATGCTTGTGTTTGAGGAGACAAGACAGGTTGTTGAACACCTAGCCTCTGATCTACATTTAATGGTTTACCTATTGCCATAATTTATCCTATTTATTGAAACTGCCAACCTGCGCCACCACCCATAGCGTTAAAAGAACCAGTAGAGTTGCTTTGCAAGGTATTAAATGGCCCCATTGTTCCACCTCCTAAGCCAGCGGTAGTAGTAGAGCCAGCCGATGCAAATCCACCAGCAGAACCGTAAGCACCTATTCCAGCAGTTACAGCACTAGTAAAGCCACTCACTAGAGCTGCATTGGCTTGCTGTTTAGCTTGGTATGCTTTAGACATACCAGCATACATATTCATATTACCTTCATTAATGATATTGGCTCTTTGTACATCAGAAGCATATTGCTGTAAGTAAGCCTGTTGCATAGTAGCATTATAGTCTGATTTTCCCTTATACCGTGTCATGGCAGCCGTCTGATCTATTGAAGCAGCAGCTTGCTTACCACGCAGCTCTATATTAGCTAGATTAACAGCAGCAGCATGAGCATCAGCAAAGGCTACTGTGGCAGGACTTCCTTGCATGGTAACGCCTGAGTTGCCCCATCTTGCCCTTTTTTCTGAAGTGAATATGTCGTATTGTCTTTCGGCTATTTGGAGGTCAAATGCCGTCTGAGCCTCTTGTTCGATAGCCTGACGATCGAGCAAAAAAGCATCATACGATGCTTGGTCTGCGATAACCTCTGCATTACGCTCAGTAATGGATCGTGTAATACGCCCACGATCTGCTTCCATCTTGGCGTTGATATCAGCAATCTGCTTATTATACTGGGCGGTAGCCATTGCTGACTTAGCAGAAGACTGTCCGGCTTTATAACCCGAGACACCTTGTATGCCCGCAGCCCCACCCATTAATAATCCTGCTGTCATTGGTTCCATTGTTACTCCCAAATAGCATACATACAATTATCTAAATCACCACCACAATAATTGTGTAGTGTGCCTTCGTACTTAAAGCCCATTCTTTCTACAAAACGTCTTAACATATCGTAATCACTGACAATCTGGGCTTGCACTCGTTTTAATTTATATTTTTTTCTAAAGTAGTTCAAGTAGAACTTGACTGTCTTAACATACGAAAACCGATAAGTTGGGATTGTTGGGGAGCCTATAACCCAGACTTCCCCTACCCCTTCCCAAAGGATATTCAACCCACCAATGGCAAATATCTCACCATCAACATAACTTGTATACGCCTCTACTGCTTCTTTACCTATAGCGTTAGCCCACTCTGTATCAGAAAGCTTTACTACACGTTTAATCGTTTCTTCATGTGGCCTGACCACCAATCTCTTAAAATGAGATAATTCGTAAGGCCGTATTGTAATCTTGCCAGAACGCTCCAGTGGTGCGTGTCTAGTCGTTAACACTCAATTCTCCTGTTAAGGATATCAATGTCATGCCCATAGGCTGTTCTTGTTTGATTGTGATGGAAGAATCATCTTCCTTCCAGCCTA